TGTCTGTTCTACGGGTTGTACGTCGGTAACGGCGGCTGACTCGGCGGGGCTTGCCGAATCTGCGGGTGACGGGTCCGCTGCGTTGTCTTGCCCTACGTCTACGGGGTCCAGTGGCGAATCTGACATTTCACGCCTCGCATAAGTATTTAAGTAAATACTGTTTGAGGCACAGTGTAGACCTTTGCGAAAACCCCGCAACAAGAGGTTTTCGTGGCTATGCTGGTTTCTGTTTGAGTGGCCCAAGCGAGGCAACGACGATGGACGAGTTACCGCTAGACCAAGCTGTAGCGGCAGTGATGCGACAAAGTGGCGTAACGAGGGAGCAAGCCACCGGCCAACTACTGGATTTTCTAGGCAAGGTGGACGGCTGGATGACGGCAGGAATCAACGTGTTGGACCTGTTCACGGAGCGCTTCAAAGTGCCCGAAGAACATCTGCTAGCGCTGCTGTACAGCTGACTGATCCAATCGCTGCTGTGTGAAAAGTGGCAGCGATTGGCCACCAACCCCCACGAGATTTCACGTATGAGCATGTGGTTGATTGAGATTATCGACTTGAACGGCATGAGCAAGGCCGATACCACCGAATACATCACCGACGCGATCCGTGCCTGGGCCAACGGCGGAACGCCTGACCACCCGTTCTACGGCAGCTTCCTCGACAACTCGAAAGAGGGCGGCGTGTTGCACGTCCGCCAGCTCACCGAAGCCCAGGGCGAGCGCGTGAAAGCCGCCATGAAGAAATTTGACTGATGGGCAAGGTACTACGCTTGCCCCGTCCGCGCCGCTACCCGGCGAAGTGGTCCGCCGTCCGCCGCAAAGGCTTCTTTGCGCTGACGCTGGAATGGCGGACGGCGGACGGCGCGTTCTGCGCCACTCAGACCATTTCCGTGGACGAGTGGCTGCAAGTCAGCGAACGCGCGGTTTACTTTTGGGCAGCCATCGAGCACCTGCGCGACTTAGCTGTCAGTCGCGGGGCTCGGTTCTGACCTAACCCAGCTCATTTTTGCGCGATAGCTCCCAAATTTGAGCTGGGTTAGGTCATTAATCGTCCCCGAACATGTCCGGCGTCGGTCCTGCCTTGGGTTTCTTCACGGACGTGTCCGCCACACCGCGTGTGCTGACGGTCTTGCCTGCCGCATTGTAGGTAATGGTCAGCTCGAAAGCCTTGCGCTGCGCAATGATCGCCTTCCACTCACCACGCGCGAAATAGGTCGGGTTGGCCATGTACTCGTTCTGTCCGTGATTTGCGATCAGGCCACTTTTGCAGAGCAAAGCCAGCCGGTTGCGAAAGGTCTGGTCTGCCCACCCAAGCTGCGCCGCCATTTCTTTGCGGGAGCGTGGCGAGAGCGTTATGTAACCATCCCAGCCAAGGCGTTTTAGCAAGTGGTGCAGCAGCTTACGCGCGGCGTCAGGAACTTCATTCACCGCGCAAATATCATCGAGATAGAGTTTCACGTAGGGGGGCTCCTGTTGGAGCTGAAAGACGTTTGTGCTGGTAGATTCCTCGATCACGCCAGCGGCGTCGATGTGGCTGACTACCGTTTGTTGAATGATCCGTTTGTTTCCGCGCATGTTTTACCCCTTTTTGTACCTTGTTTTATGGTACGTTCGCACGCCCAATTACTGCGACAGTGTACCTGTTTGGCAGGTACAAGCAAATTTCCGAAGTGTACCCTCTAGGGGTTACGCGGTGTACTCGCTGGAGGGTACACGGTGTACTCGCTGGAGGGTACAAAACTCCCCGCTAGGCCACGGCCCGCTTGGCTCTCCCTATCTATTATTATCTTAGGGAGTAAAAACAGGTGCCAAAAGAGCGAAAAGACTGACGCGCTTCGCTTGTCCGCCCAGCCATGGCACGGCGCTGCTGCGCATCACCGCACCCTGTCCGGGCCTGTGCTGTATACGACAAACTGTAGCATTGGTTTTGACACGGCAGTATTTAAGTGCATACTTACGCCTGCAAGTCCCTATCGCGTCGGAAGTCGGACACCGTGCTTTAGGTTGGTGGTTGAAAATAGGTTGTTGCATCGAAGTTCTAGCGTTTCCCCTTGGGATCGGGATTCTGAGTAGTGTCAGTTTCCCAACCGCCCCCATCGGTATAATGGGGACAGAAAGCCCATGGCCCCGACAGTGGTTATGGGCTTTCTGCTTACTGCTAGTCTGTCTTTGTTGCTTTGGCTGGGCTTGCCTGCGAAAGCGACCGTCCGGCCCGCCTTGCCCACACTCGGCGGACCGGACGTTAATTTATCCCAGGAGCGGCTTGATGAGTTTCTACGAGGATTTCGTCGCTGAGGGGCACGCCTGTGCCGCGTGCCTGGAGTTCTTCACCGAGGAAGTGGTAGCGGGTGTGCTGCACGGCGTAGGCTTTCCCCGGCTTTGCAGGCGGTGTGAGAACGCCGAAGAAGAACGCCGAGTGCAGCGCAACCAGCGCGAACCCGCACCCCAGCACAAAGCCAAGAAGCACCGCCGCTAAAAACACCGCCCGCCAGAACGTCATCCCTGCCCTTGCCCCATCTGCACCACGTTACCCGGCGTTGTCGGCGGCTGTCCGCCTTGACTGGTCGCGCCCGGTCCGGTGCTCGGTCCGGCCTGCGGCGGACGCTGGTTGTTGTTCGCACCCTGCGGGCCTTGCTGGTCGGGTGGGGTTGGCCCTCCACCCGGCTGCATGGCCCCCGCGCCTTGCGGTGGCTGGTTCATCTGCATGACGCTTGGCAGGGACTCCGCGAAGGCGTCCGTCATGTCCACGCGATCATCCAAACGCTGAATTAATTGGGACGCTATCCAGTCAGGGCGCACGCCGGGCACCTGTAGCAAGAACGGCGCGATCTGCTGCATGTTCTGGATTTCTGCGGCCTTGTTGGGTCGTCCGCTGGAGCCTGCGCGGACCGTCAGCGTCAAGTCCTGGGCAACCTGTTCGCGGCTCAGGTCCGGCCACAATGCGCCCGGACCGGCGATTTCGGTAGCGGTTTCCGGCGACAGCTCGTTGAGCAGGATATGGCTTGCCGCCTGCGCGATGGCCGTGAGGAAGTCGTCCAGATCGTCCGCGTTGCTCCCCTGTGAGGTCATACGCGACGATTCCGCGATAGACGACTCGGTGGCCGTCGCGCTCGATGTACCGCCTAGATTCGCTTCCTGCGCGCCCACAGCCTTGAGCACGTCCTCCATGGACGAATTCACATCGTACAGCGCCGGATCGATGGGCGAGTACGGCACGCGCTGCAACACGCTGTCTATTGGCGTGCCAGGTGGTAGTCCGTTGAGTTCCACCAGCGTGTGCGCGGACGAACCGGTGAGCGCCTGTTTGTCCGGCTCGTCCAGCAGTCCGCGCGCGACCGCGTGTTTCGGACGCGCCGCGTCCCGGTGCTCGCGCAAGCGCTGGCGGGCCACGTTGTGGTCCACCTGCATGTTGCGCATGAGGTACACGTCGGACGGCGGGAAAATACATTCCTCGTCCTCGGTCGCGTTGAACACCAGCACGAACCACGGCCAAAAGGTTTCGATTTGAAGGGGCGGCACCGCTGGGCTGATAAGAAAGTCCGGGTAGCCTTCGCATACCGTCATGCTCATGCCGGTGGACTTGTCGTATAGCTCGTAAACAGCGCACTGCGTCCCCTCGGCGCGCTTGCTCTCGGTGCCATAAATCAGTTGTTGGGTCTGCGCATTCTGTCCGCCGGACGTGTAGCCGGTGTAGTTCTGGCCGACATCGATGCCATAGATCTCTTTCACGTCGTCCGGGGTCAGCATGTATTCCTGCGCCACCCACCGCGCGCCCACAAACCCCACCAGCTGGCGGCAGCACGGATCAACGATCAACGTCGTGGCGCTGGGGAATTCAAAGTCGAGCCCTTCCTTGACCAGCACCTGGGTCTGATCCTGAATCGCGGACGCCATGGCCAGCAACTCAGCGGCCTGCGGGCTGTCCTTGTCGATCTTGTTGGCTTGCAGGTCCAAGTTGATGCGCTCGGCGCGGCGTGCCGGTTGCGTTACGTCGGTCACGCGCTCCACGTCGCCGGGCTGTTTCTGCATCAGGCGGTGATACCCGACTTTGCAATAGCCCACGCCTGTGACCACCACGCGGCGCACCAGCTGTTTCATGCTGGTCTTGAACGGGATTTGCTGCTCGTTGACTTGGTACTCGTAGACGATTTCGAGGGTCTTGCCGATCTTGTCCGCCATGCGGCGGCGTTCCATGCCCTGCTGCACGTCCGCCATGAACGCCTGCGCCATGGCCATGGCCTCGGGCGGAATCGGCAGCGGCAGTCCGGTCGTGGGATCGACGGCGGACATCGCCTGCTGCGCCTGCTGGATCGTGCTCATGTTGCCGTCCCACAGCTTGAAGTCCAGCGTCTTGCGGCGCGTGGCAATCGTCGTGGGGTTTTTCGCGTAGAGCCCGGCCACCTTCTGGTTCACTTGGCGCAGCGTGATGTTGCACACATAGCGGGTGTCTTCTTCCTGCATCTGCGGCCACTGTTTGCCTTGGGAAAAGGCCATGTCGTCACGCATGCGCTTGAACACGGGCGCCCAGCGGCTTTTGGCCTTCTTGATTTTTGCCATCCACTGGCGCACCAAAGCGCGCTGCGCTTCGTCCGGCGCACCCCCCGCCGGACCGGCGGACGCGGGCGGTGTGCCGCCTTCCTCCGGTTGAGGGGGAGGCGGGGTTATCTCCCCCGGCAGTGGTTGGTCTTCAAAGTTGGCCATGTCCAATTCCTAAGTATTTACGTGAATACTCATCAGTGTAGGTAACGGTCGCCACCGGCTGCGGTCTGACGGCGCAAGCGTTCCGCGCTCTGCAAGATCCACTGGATCGAGCCGGACGGGGCGGGCTTGGCGGCAGGCACGGACGTGTTGGGTTTGTTCAGGGTGTCGAGGGACAGGCCCACCAGCGCGCAGAAGTCCACGAAGTCATCGTGTACGCCGTTGGGGAAATTCAGCAGTTCGTCCACCGCGTCCTCGTACCAGGGTGCGAACTTCGGCAGAAACACCTTGTTCATCGAGAAGCGGCCCGCAATGGCTTGCGCGCGGGTCTGCTTGTCCTTGGACGGCACGCGCTCATCGATGCTGATATAGGTCTTGGTCTCGTGCATGCGCTTGCGCAAGAACGGTCCGAGGGACAGCGATATGTGCCCACGCTCTGCCGTCCACAGCAGCGGCTTGTAACGCTGCATCAGGTCGAGCATGCCCTCCACCTGTTGCTCGGCGTCCAGCTGACGCCAGATCAGGTCCGGCAGAATCCAGATGTTGTCGTCCGCGTCCACACCGACCACGCCGATACAGGACGGGTCGCGGTTGGCCAGCAAGCTCACCGCGTGGTCACTGGCGGCGTAATAGCGCAAGTTGCGCGGCAGCTGGTGCGGCTGATAGCTCTGGATGTTCTTGCGCTTGAACAGATTGCCCTCGGGCGGCGAAGGGCGCCCCATGTATTGGGCGCTAAAGCCGGACGGGTCGAGGCGGCGCATCGATTCCAGAAACACTTGCGGGGTGCGCTCGGGCCAGAGGATTTCCCCCGGCTCGCGGCCTATTGGGTCGTTGTCCTCGGCAAAGGCCGGGATGTTGATGACGGTCCACTTCTTGGCTTCTTCGGGGTCGTAGTAGCTGTTGCGCGGATTGGTCAGCCGCCCCACCAGATCGTCCTCATGCCAACGGGTCATGCAAATCACCACGCGGCCCTGCACGCCCATGAGTCGAGTCATCGCCACCTGGGAGAACCACGTCCAGATTTGATCGCGAATGATCTTGCTGCGCGCTTCCTCCGAATTTTTCAAAATGTCATCGATAATTAGTAGATCTGCACCCTTACCTGTCAGGCCCGCCGCACGCCCTGCGAAGGTGAGAACCCCGCCGGAATTGGTCTGTATGCGGTCCGCCGCTGCGTTACCGCGACGTAAGCTGATTCCGGGGAATACTTGCTGGAAGAACGCCCCGCGCATGATGTGGCGGCACTCACGGCCAAACTCCGTGGCCAGATCGTCGCCGTAGCTGGTGACGATGGTTTGCCGGTACGGGTCGCGCCCGGTGAACCACGTTGGGAACTTTCGACTCACCAGCTCCGACTTGCCCACACGCGGCTGCATGCAAACGATCAGGCGCAGAATCTCGCCGCGCTCGACGGCCATCAGCTTGTCACACAGAAAACGGTGGATCTTGTGCGCGTCGTAGCGGCTGGCCAGCGGGTTGTCCGGGTCCAGCGGGTCCGGCATGGACAGCTGCGTGTAGGTCAGAAAATCGTCCTGACAGGCGCGCAGCGTCAGCAGCCGTTTCGCCGCAAACAGCTTGCGCTCGTAGTCCGCCACTTCGCGGTCCGCCGCCTGTTGCGCTGCCTTGACCTGTGCTGGTGTGCTCATTGGCCTGCCCGGTAAGTATTTACGTATCTACTTAATAGCACGGTCCGTCTTCACCCGCTCCGCGAGTTTCGGCTGCACCACCAGCCGGGCGATCACGCCACACGCGCCGAGCAGGCCGAACATCCACGGCGCGATAAAGCCCTGCACCATGGGCAGCCACTGATCCGCGCAGCCTAATACGGCGATAGCGGCACCCACCTGCACGCTGGTGATGCGGTGCGCTTGTTTCCATTCACGTACTAGGCTCATGTCGTCTTTCCCAGGTAAGTCACCAGCCGGTCATAACGGGCTTGCCGGTCTTCGGCCCCGATCTGTCCGCCGTTGATGGTTTGTGTGGTGCCCTTGAAGTCGCCGCGATCCACTTTTTCGTTGAGCGCGTAGCGGCTCCAGAACCAGCCCGCCGCCTCCAGTGCCACTTGTTCACTGGCGAGCAGGTCCGGGTCCGCGAGCAGGTCCAGACCGATGGCCCGGCCCGTGTCGGCATAGTTGGTTTTGCCGGTGTTCATCAGCGCGCCGCGTCCGCGATACCGCCAGCCGTCGCCGGACGCCTCGTTGCCATTGCCCATGCGCCGGGCGTAGCAGTTGTTCGCGATGGCCTCGGGGTTGCGCGCGAGTTTCTTGGCCAGCGCGTTGGGCTTCTTGTCTGGGCCTCGGTATCGACTCGGCCACGTACTGGCCAACCCTTCGGCGCTGTAGTTGAGGTTCTCCACCAGCCGCGTGAGGTCCGCCGATTCGTGCCCGACTTGCGCCAGAAAGGCCGCAATGCGGTTCACGGTGTTGATCCGGTAGTCTTCCAACGTGGTGTTCAGCGCCGCGCAGACGCTGGGGTCTGCCTTGGGGAAGATGTGCGCGAACTGTTCCTCGGTCAGCATCATCAGGGTTTCTCCTTGTCGTCCACGGGCGGGGTCCGGCTGCCCGGCCCCCGCTCATAACGGCGCTGCACTTCCAGCACAATCAGGCGCTCATAAATCACCCGCTGGTTGTCGCGCAGTCCATCGAGCAGCGCGATTTGGCGCAGCACAAACCACTGCATGCCCCCGACCATCAGGCTCAGCACCACCAGACCGCCCACCAGCTTGTTGCCGAACTTGCTGGTGGCGTCCGCGCGGTGGCGCAGCTCTGTCGCCTGTGCCGTCAATTGCTGGAGCAGCAATTCGACGGTGCCAGGGTCGAGGGGCATGACTCACTTCTTCGCCTTGGTCTTGGCGGACAGCGCGACCGGCGCCGCTGGGGCCATCAGGTTGGCCGCTTGCAGGCTCAGCAGCAGCGCATTGAACTGCGTGGCCAGCTCGTCGTGCGCGGCTACGGCGGTGTTGTACGCGGTGGCCAGTCCCGGCAGATCAATCGTTGCGGGGTCTACGGCTTGCGCAACCAGCACAACCGGCGCAACGGCTGCGGCCTGTCCGCTGTCCTCGGGCAGTCCGGCGGGCTCGCTGGTCAAAAAAGACACGTTGTACTCCCCGGCGGGCAGCGGGTACGGCGCGTCCGCTGGCCATGTCACGTCCGCGCTGTCCGCGCCGACCGTGACCACCAGACCGTCAAACACGCGGCCATAGACCTCGATGTACACGGTTTGCGTGGCGGCCAGATCGGCTTGGGTCAGCGGCGGCTGATAGGGGAAGACGATGGTGCCGCCTGCGTCCGTGTCCGCTGTGGTGATGGCCTTCAAGATCACGGTGGGTTGGTCGATGCTCATGACTTCGCTCCTACAGGGTTACTCGAAAGTGATTTCCATCGACGCGAGCGAGACCGTCAGCGGTCCGCCGCTGTTCTGGAAAATTCGCAAGGTGTAGGAATCGTTGAAGGTGGTCGCCACACGACCGGTCAGGTTGATGCGCTGAATGCCCGCCGCCGAGTGCGTGACATCCACTTGCAGGTCACTCACCGGGCTGTTGCTCTTGTAGATCTTGAGCGTGTAGATCTGGCTGTTCGCCGCGTGCGTGGCCAGCTCGCAATAGGCGACGACACTGGCGAACTTGGCGCCCAGCGGCGCGCGGATGCCGCCGTTGACGCCTTCCACGTACTTCATGCCGTAGCCGTCGTATTCCACCGTGTCCAGGGAGATCGGCACGGTGGTGCCGGTGGCCACGGTGCTGGTGGACGTGCTGGTCTTGACCTTGGCTTTGCGCGGAATGTATGGCTTGTCCGTGTAGACGTAGGTGTCCAGCTCGGCGGGCCACAGCACGTTGCCATTCCACTTTTTCTTGTTGCCGGTGAAGTGGTAGCCCAGCTCGTAATGCAGGTCGTCGTTGTTCCACAGCGCGCGCAAGTTGGTCAGGTACACGGACAGGTCAGGAATCCCGCCGTTGGCCGGGTCGTTGACGATGTACGGGCACGTAATACCGTTGACGCTGTTGGTGATGCGCACAATCGGCGGCAGCTGGCCGCGCAAGTTGATGATGCCCCGGTCCAGCCGCGCCGCGTTGCCCGCGTAGATCGTGCATTGGTCGAAGGCCACGCCCATTTCAATGGACTCGGCGGTGCCGACGTTGTAGCGGGTCGGGGTGGCAAACCAGTAGACGATCGGCAGACCGCCGCCCTCGCCGCCGAACCGGTCCTGTATCCCGCGCAGCGCGCCCCACACGTCGAACCAGCGCGACTTGGCGGGGAACGTGCCGCCGGGAACGAGCATGGTCCAGTCCAGCGTGTACAGACCGCCCACCCAAAACGCCGCCGTATCGGTGTCGAAGAAATCGCCCTCGATCTGCACCCATCCGCCCAGGTGA